TATCGCTGGAGGTATAATTACTGAGTCAGAAATATCAACAATAGGATTATCAAATCACTTGTGGGAGTTTGTCAGTAACTCAGGCACACTTAACATAGTGGTATTTCAAGTAGGTGTACGCTTACAGATGTTTGCACAGTTTGGTGCAGTATCTGCCAACCTATTAGGGGAGGTAGATTTAACTCCATTTGCTGTTGATTCAGCAAAGCTTCAAACTACTAAGGTCCAAGTAGCATCAGGACTAGGGGACTTGTATGTGGTTAACGAACATATGGAGCCAGTTCGCATATCATTCGACGGCACCACATTTACAGCAACCAAGATTAACCTTCGCATCAGGGACTTTGAAGGATTGGAAGATAACTTAAAGATTGATGAGCGACCATCTGCATTGTTTCGTAGTCACTATTACAACCTACGTAATCAAGGCTGGACAGATGCAAACATTAAAAGCTTTGCGGGTGCTAGTGGTGATTTGTGTACCCTGACAGGGCAAGCAGGAGGAGCAACAGGCTCTCGAACATGGCCAAGTAATTCTGACATTATGACAGTGGGTATTATAACTGATGGTAGTGGTAATCTTACATTCGACCACAACTTTATTAGAAACACATTCTTGGGTAATACTCCCGCGCCAAAGGGCCACTTCATTCTTGATGCATTTATTCAGGACTTTGACACAGCATTAAGTTGCCCCGGAACAGGTAGTAGGATATTTGTTAACAGACCAGAAGCTGTAACATTTCATCAAGGACGGGTGTTCTACTCAACCCCTAATGTGCAGAACAAAGTAGGTGGTATATTCTACAGCCAGCAGCTCATTTCGCCAGACAGGGACGGAAACGCTTTCCAAGAAGCCGACCCTACAGCTGAGGATATTAATGACCTTATAGACACTGACGGTGGCTTTTTGCCTATGCCGGGTGTTGGTGAGATATTCACCTTAGAGGAGATTGGTAATGGTATAGCAGTTATTCCAAACTGTGCAAACATCTGTAAGCGTACACCTACTTGAAATACCACTATGTTAAGTGTGCCTGAGTTACTGACAAACTCCCACAAGTGATTTGATAATCCTATTGTTGATATTTCTGACTCAGTAATTATACCTCCAGCGATACTGTTCAATCGGAACTGCTGTTCTAAGTCAATCCCCGGTCTGCGACGTACACTGCCATCAGAGTCAATGATGCAGTTATCCACGTCAATAGCTGCCTCTTGAGGAAAGGCTACAGGAGTAAACTCCGTAACAAATCCCCTAGTGACCTGTATCTTTTGGTCTATACCTCTTTGTCTAGCCATTATGAACGTCCTCTATGAATCCTTGTACTCATGAAGAATATATCAAACAAGTTAGTCGTGCTATCAGGAGTTAAGGCAACTTCTATGCCATTAGTTACAGTACCTGCATCTGCAAATATCATGTATTTTTTTACTATATCGTGTTGAACACCCGCCGTCTTTGAAAGAACAATAGTCTCATTAATAAAGTCGAATCCGCTTCCCTTCTCTCGCAAAGATAATTTAATAACATCATTAGCTGATGCCCCATCTACCTTGAATAGCAGACGGAATATATACACATCACCGACATTTATATTCACGAAGATATTGTTAGTGCTATCCCATAAATCAGTAACACCATCTGGTAATTGGGTAATATCTGTGAAAGAACTTAATCCGTTATTAGTAACTACATTTCTTGTTGCTGCTGTTAATACAGTTTTGGCTGTTGATATTTGCACTGAGTCGCCATAATTGGCCCACCCATGCATGTTCTCGGCATAAGCATAAGCTATACTCCAGTTAGTGCCATCAGATATGAAGGTATAGGCAGTGAACTTATCGAATACAACCCAGCTAGTATCACCATCTATAGTGCCACTTAAAGGAGTCGTTACTGCTAATGTACCTGTACTGGTGTTGCTACGTTTGACCGTCACGGTCTGCCCCAGTGTTCCAGCTAATGTAGGGTCTGGCAATTCCAGTACCACAGTGGCTGCTGCTGCTGGACCTATTAAAAAGAATTCTTTATTGATTGTTGAGACTACGATAGTCCCTGTTGCTGCTGCATCTACATGCACTGACTCCTTTAATCCAGAGCCTACTGTGGCATCGAGTTCAGAAGCTAGAAGCTTACGCACTGTTGAACCGCCAGCACCATCTGATGCTACTACCTTGCCAACATCTGCTGCACCTGCTGTCGCTGTAGACATGCCTTTAGGTTCATGTAAATCTGTGCCTGTTAGGTCTTTATGTTGTGCCATTGTAAATCTCCAATAAAAAAGGGGAACCCGAAGGCTCCCCAATTTACTTTAGTTAAGCCGGGATTAAGTATCCTGACTTTCTGCTCTATCTACTAGCGGAGCATACTCTACTTCCAGTACAGCTTTACCTGCGGTGAAAGTGCCAGTAGCTGCAACTACGATTTGAGCTGCGGCTGTACCGATGCCTGCTGTGTTGGCAACCAATGCGCCACCAGCTACCACAGTCTCACCAACAGCGTCAATAGCTGCTGTTAATAAGACGGCGAACACACCATCTGCATCAACTACAGTACCATCTGGTTCAGTCAGACCGATTATATATGAAGTACCACCCGCGAAAGGAGTGATAACCCGTAAGGTCGCACCGATGATTCGAGCGTTAGCAGGAATGCGAAGGATTGCTTCGTCTAAACCGTTAGTCGGTAAATCATCGAAGTTGTATACGATGTGCTGTACAACGTGACCTTCGTGAGTTACATGCTCGGACGGCAATAAGTTTTCAATATCACGGGTCGAATAGTGCGTTGCAGCGCGGCGTTTGTTGCCTGCTGTTGCACCAGCGGTGATTGAGATTCTAGTCATTATTTACTCCTATACCACTTGGTCAGTATCAGTACCGATAACAACTAAGTTTTCGTCACGTACCAAACCAGTACCCCAACGGGCGGTTGTTTGTGTCTGTAGCTCATGCACCTTGTTGTCCATTTCTGAAATCAACTTAGGGCGACGACGCCATGCTAGTACGTAAGGCAAGATGCCCGGACGTGCTAATGACATGAACTGATTTGCCACACCTTGAGTAGTAGTTAAACCACCGATTGTTTCATTCATTGTTGGAAGCAAGTTAGACTCGAACACGTCAAAGCCATATACGTTTCGGATAAACCGGAACTGGTTAGCGATGCCTGATTCGATAATGCCTTCCCATTTAGGGTTGTTACTTACATTGCTCAACTGAGTCTGAGTTTCTAATGCGAACGCGACTGATGGGTCAACGATAGCGATTAGATTGGTACGAGGAACCTTGGCTTTCTGTAAAGAGAAACCAGCAAACGCGAAGTCTGTGGTTGCCATAGTTTCGTTAGTACCTGAACCGATTTTACGGTGAGCAACATTGTTAATAAGGTTAGCATTGTTCACGCCTGCAAACTGCTGCATAGCTAATGCTAAGGTGTCAGTTTCAAAACGCTCCATGATTGCTTGTGCTTGCTCTACTGGTACAGCTGATAGTAAATCATTGCCCCACATAGAGTCTTCTAGTAACACTTCAGAGATAGCGTTAGCCGCTACTACTGGTGCATTCATGACGATGGTTACTTCACCAGTATCAAGTGCATCAAATGTTACTTCTGAACCTTCAGGTAGGTCGCGCACTAAAGGCGTACCAATTGAAGGCATAGTGAATGCTGAACCATCCGGGAAATCTACTTGACGTAGAAAAGGCATACCTAAAAGATTCTCATGCAAGATTTCTTCTAACTGTTGTTGCCATAGTTCCGAACGGATAATGCTGCCACTGTTGCCAGTTGTATTACCTGCCATAATTTTTTAATTCCTATTTAAAGTATTCGGTGCCACCTAGCTTGGTGAGCATCTCATTTTCAAGTGCAATCTTCTCATAGCGAGATAGTTTGCCTTCTGCAAATTGCTTATTAATCGCAGTCTGGTTCATAACCCCACCCTGTACTTGGGTGACATCAGTGTTATGACTGGATTGAGGTAAACCTTGATTGTTGTTTGAGGCGGGTCGTGCATCGGCAACAAGTTTCATAACAGCCGCTGGTGATTTTTTGGCGAGGGATTCTAAATCAAGTCCCATCTCCCTACCAACTGCTTGGTACACGTCTAATGCTTTATCACCATAAATTTTACTTAGGTCATCAATGACCTTAACTACATTGGCATCCTCTGCCTTAGTTACGGTGGTTGCATCACGTTGTGCAAGTGCTGCTGTGATTTGTTCGGCTACAGTAGGTTCTTCCGAGCCAGCTGGTTTCTGCTGGTCGGCAGGAAGCTGATTACCATCGGTTGTGGTCTGCTGTTGTCCTTTAAGAGCTGCTAGGATATCATCTATCCCTTTAGTCTTAGTGTCGGAGTCACGGAAACCCGCGTTCTCCTTTTCGATTTGCGAAATGTG